CTGCTAGTGCTAAGTTATCTATAGCCATTCTTGCATGACCATTCATTACCATCTGTGCATCTTCCATATTTTCTGGTATACCTACACCAAAAAACTGATATGGATTTATTTCATATGGGCAAACACTGTATGGTATTCTATCAGGTGTGAATGGATTTAAAACTAATCTAAGAATTTTGCCATTACATACCCATGCATTAATTTGCACTTCATCTAACTCTTCTAGCTCATTATCAAATTCAATACCTGCCTCTTCAGCAAGATATCTATCCATTGTTCCCCAATACTCATAGACTTCAAATCTATTTTTTTGTAAACTATCTACGTTCTCTCTATCTAATAAAGAAGTTTCAAATCCACGAACCTCATAGTTAGCTCCCATCTTTAAACATTCAGCAACTGCATCTCTTCTAAAGAATGGTCTAGTTGCAAGATCTCTTAATTGTGATCTATTTAAAGAATGCCTTTGTATTACATAGTCACAATCTTCAATTGATGTTGCATCTGGATCTGGATAAAAATCCCAAATACTTACAGCCTCTAACTTAGGAACTGTTTTTACTTTTGGATTATAGTCTACTTCACCCGTTTCAGGATTTTTATTCCATGAGTGTAGTATTTTTTCATCTGTAAATGGCCCTTTTAAAACTCCACTTCCAAGTAAAACCATCTCAAAAAGAACATGTCTAAGTATTGTTATAGCAGATGTTTCTTCTAATTGGTCAGAAATTAATCTTTGTAAATTAGCAGCAGCTTCTCTAGCAGGTTCAATCTGAGGAGTTGTAGGTGATTCAGGAGATGCACCTTTTGCAAACTCCACATCACCATACTCATCTTTTAAACCACGAAGTAAATCAGCAGTGGTTGTACCAGGAGCCATTTCTCTTCCATCTCCTGGAAAACCATATAAGTCAATTATATTTCCTGCCTCTTCTTTTGGTTCTTCTTCTGGTTCATCATCTCCTTTTAATCTGGCATAATTTGATATACCATCTGGCATAGGTGTTGGCTCTACACCAATAGGAAACGATCCACTAGAAAATAAAACTTCTATTAACTGACCAAATGCAGCTAGAACTTTTGTTTTAGTTATTTTTACAAAAACTCTAGATTTTTCTTTTTCTGTAAAAGACATATCAGAACCATAGATACCTCTATAGTTACGATATGATTTTAGCCATCTATTTTCATCAAATAATCTAGCATCTTCAGATTTAATAAAGCGTGCTTTAACTACTCCTTGTAATGTAGAAAAATCTTCACCAGAAGTATTATCTTCTTGGTTTTCAACTTCATCACCTACAGCTACTATTTCATCACCTGATAAATTTATTTTAGCCATTTAAAGTCCTACTCTTAGTAGTCTCTTTCATCAGCTAATGAAAAAATTTTACCATCAACCATATTTTTTTTGATTTTAGGTGCATCTACATTTTCTCCACCTTTTTCATCAGCAGGTAAATTCATAGGGTCATTAGCAGTCTTTGCACTAGGCACTTCGTCTAAATCACCTTGTTTGTATTTTTTCATGATGTCCATGTTACTTCTCCTTATTTTTAGTTTTTGATAATGACTCTTGTATAAATTTTAAAAGCCACGGATTATCTCGTAAGACAATATGTAATTGGTTAGCTAATGTATTAGTAACAACTTCTTCTTTGTCTTCATCTGATAATGGATTCGATTTAGTTGTAAGCCCACCAACGTACGCACATGCATGTAAACATTCGTGAATAACTGTGTTTAACAAATCATGTGGTTCTAAATTTGTGTTTATTTGTATTTTATTTTCTCTTTGCAAATAATGACCATAACAATCTGTAAGATTATCAGTTCTAAAATCTGCATCTTTTATTTCAATAGTTAAGTCTTGAAATCCAACTCTTAACTTTTTTCCATCTATATCCATTAGTATCCAAACATCCTATCTGCTGGGGTATATTGTTTATTATGTCCAA